CATGTGCCGGCGGCGTCAATATGGGGGGTGGGGGTAGGGTGGGGGTCGACGGGTGCTAGTTCGTCCAGCAAAGCAGAGGCATCTATTTCCACCGCATCGCTGGCACCGGCCTTCATCATGTCGCGCAGTTGTTGCATGATCTGCGCGCGCGCGTCTATGCTCGTCTTGATGGTGGTTATCTCTTTACGTTCGGTGAAGGCCGCTACCTCTGTAACTGTGCCGAGCACCTTCGCGGCCTGTATGCGGACGGATGGTTTTGTCTCAGGGTCAATCACCACTTGGACAAGGGAATGAATTACTAGATCGCGCAATTGTCCAGCGTTACGCTGTTTCGCAGCCTCATTAGCCAACCTATAGGACTCTATCTCTCGTTTTATTCTAGGATCTGCCGCGAGGGTATAAGGTGCGGTAACTATTGTGGAGGGTGCCGGATTAGCTTTATATGCTTTCCGGTATGCGCTGGCTTTTGTTTCTCCATCTGCTACACCTTTGGCAAAACGTTTTTGTTTTGTAGTTAGCTCACCGGAAACGGAAAGAATAGACTCTATTGGCACTTGTGCTAATCCTTCCCTGATTTGTTTACGAGTCATGACCATAACTGTTTCGCTCCGCTATTGATACCGGCGCAGTATAGGGGAAAAAGAAGGGAAAATCAAACAACCCTGGTTATATGTACAGCCTGGACGAAAAACCAGTAGGGTTTTCATATGGTCAGACTGTCGCATATGTGACTGACAGACCTATTGACAATAAATTAATCTAAGGCTTTTTAACCACCGGAGATCACAAGATGAATCAGCAAACATTTAACGAACTGGGTGAATTGCGCGAAGCAATCAAACGATATGAATGGAATGATGAATTTTTAAAAGCCGCCTTAATTCGTCAAATTTGGCTAGAGTTTTATCTTCGCTCTAATGGCTTGCCTGTTGGTGAATATTGGAAGGCTTGACATGAAAGTGCAAACCGCAGTACTGCGCCAAGCTTATAAAGAGCTAAACGCACCCAAGCCGCCCAGCTATCAGTTAACCCCAGCGGAGTACAAACGCCGCCTTCTATTGATCGCCCATGAAAAAGGCCAGCAGCCACAACCCGACCCCACCAGCAACGAAAACCAAAAGGATCTATTCGCATGAAACCCCTTTATCTAATCGCCTGCAGTATGGCCAAGCTTGACCACGCCGCACCGGCTGCAGAGCTTTACACCGGCCAAGCTTTCAAGCTTGCCATGAAGGCCGCAGCCGCAGCCAATGCCGACGTGCTGATTCTCTCCGCGCTCCATGGAGTGATCAAGCCGGACGACGTAATAAACCCATACGACTGTTATTTGGGAGGTTTACCCAAGACGGATCGCGCCATATGGGCAATTACCACCGCCGCCCAGCTTGCCCCATACCGCGAACGTTTCGCCGTCATTTTGGCCGGTAAGCATTATGCGGCCGCCTGCGACGAATTCACCAACAAACGCGAACCGCTCAAAGGTTTAGGCATAGGCCGACAGCTAAGCTTTTTAAAGAATGCAGCCCAATTTTTAACCCGCACCTAAAAGGAACTCGAACCATGACCTACACCAATCAAAAACAGATCCGCGCCTTTTTTTGGCAAGCTTTCCCCGAATTACCCCGCCGCAAAATCCGCAACTATGAAGGAACCGGCCTCATGTATCCAACCGATACCCGCTGCGCTTTTGTTGATTTTGTCGATTCACTCCACCGCGCCGGTTATATCTCTGACGCGCTGGCAAACCGCGCAACACTTTGAAAGGAACCTAAACAATGTACACCGCACAAGTTAATTCATTCGGAAACGTTATCGTATGCAAAGGGGATGCCGTCCGCAATTCCTACCGCATTATTTTTACCGGCACCTATGCCGAGTGTCTGCAATTCAAATTGAAAGGTTAAACCATGAAAACCCAAAAATTGACTTTCCATTGTGACCGCGGCCATGGTTGGCTTGAAGTCCCACGCGCGGACGCTATAGCCCTTGGCATAGCCGACAAAATCAGCCGGTTTTCTCATATGGGAGGCCATAGCCTATATCTAGAGGAAGATTGCGACGCGTCGCTTTACCTAGACGCTGCAAAGGCCGCGGGTTATACGTTAAACATTACCGAACGCTATACAGACACCGATTCATTCATCCGCAATTTTGACCAATATTCAAACAAGGTGCCAGCATGATAATTAACAATCAATCAACCCGAACCATAGAAACGGAATTCCCCGATTATGACGACCGGCTAAGCTTTCCGGATGGTTGGATCGACTGCTCATGGCATAACGACGTGTGTCCCAGCTATGAAAGAGATTTCGGATCGACGACCTTCAAAATTTTCTGCGATTACAAAAAAATCATGCGCGTAGATGGCGCGGAAAATCGTTTTATTGTGTGCATCAATATTGACGACGCGGTAAATTTTGACTGTATCGGTCAATTCGACACATTAGAAGACGCTCTAAATTTTGTCAATCAAAAGGTGCCAGCATGAAAAAACCTCTCGGATATATCGCTTTTGAAGGCCGTAGCCGCATAGACGGAAAGCCCATTGTCGTTATCATTAACCGAATCGATACCGACAGCGCGAACGATAAAACCGGCGCATTGGTGCAAAGCTTTATTCTACGCGCTGATATCCCACCGATGGAGGCCATCAACACCGGCGCGGATCGCTCAATTTGTGGGGATTGTGAACACCGCCCACTTATTGCCAAACAAACAGGCAAAGCCCCATGCTATGTAGCCGTATGGCAAGCCCCGCGATCCGTCTATGCTGCATACAAGGCCGGACGCTATGAGAAGGCCTCACCCGCCCAGCTACGCGTCATTCTCAAAGGCCGCAAGTTAAGAATCGGAACCTATGGAGACGGAGCCGCCGCACCGGTCGAACTGTGGGAAGAGATAACCGCAGAAACCGCAGGCCATACCGGTTATTCCCACCAATGGAAACGACCCGATTTTGATCATGCCCGCTGGGCTCCGCTCGTTATGGCCTCCGCTGATAGCTTAGATGATGCCGCGCTCGCGAATCTTTTCGGTATGCGAGTTTTTAGGGTTTCAATTGGTGCCGACAAACAACCGACCGAGGCCATATGTCCAGCATCAAAAGAAGCAGGCCGCCGCGCCACCTGCGAGACGTGCCTATTGTGTGCCGGTACCAGCAAGGCCGCGCGCGATATCGTTATCCAAGATCATGCGACCGGTAGCCAGCGACGCGTTATCCAACTTCAAACAGCCTAAAGGGGAAACCATGAAAACAGAAATGTTAATTAAAGTAATTTTAAATTCCGGTAATTTTGCAGTTTACGAATGCCAACCTCAGCACATACCGCGAGAAGATATCCCACAATCTAGCGAGTGGCCGATCATGTACGGAAACCAAATTGCGCACCAATTGGGCGGCCAATGGTTTAAATGCGGAGGATGGCAGGAAATAACAGAACCCAAAACTTTAAAACTTTTAAACAATTTATAAGAGGCCAAACCATGCAAAAGAGAATGATCGCAAAATTTGCCGGAAGGGATGCGCGCACCGGCGCACCGATCCGCAAAGGGGATGAAATTATTTTTGACACCACCACGCGCCAAGCTTGGCACACCGACGACGACGACCGGCTAAGCTTTACCACCACCACCCCGCCCAATATTCGCGCGGATTATGTAAGCCACGTTTTTAATTTTGGCAATGGCCGCGAATACTACAGAAACAAGGCCGGCCGCTGCGAAGATGCGCCATGCTGCGGATGTTGCACTATTTGAAAGGGAAACCATGACCGACGACCAAACCCCAAACCATGCCAGCACACCGGCCGAGATTGTCGATTATTACGACCGACATTTAAACCTCACCCTTCGCGAATTGTCAGCCATGACCGGCCGCACAATCAAAGAATTGAAACGCCTAATTATGGAGCCGGCCAAATGACGCACACAGAATCAGACTACATAAACGCCGGCCATCGATACGAACGCGGAACCACGCCCGCGGAAACCCTCCGGCGCATGATAGAGGCCGAACGCATAGAAGACCGAGCAGAAGCGCGCCGCTTGATCTTGCAAGGCCGCGAAGAAGCCCGAAAACAATAACCCCACCCCCGACCAGGTTAATCGCGCGGGTCTTTTCACGCGTGAATATACCTGATACATTCAACCCAACCACACATAATGAGAGTCACG